GTGTCGCAGTATTAGTTGAAGTAATTGTAGGTGTCGGTGTAGCACCCGTCATCGGGTCAGTTTGTGTTGGAGTTGGAGTTAGTGTTGGTGTTGCACTTGGTGTAGGTGTAACACATTCAAGAGTTATTACAACTCCATTAAGCATTTGGGTTCTTGTTTGTGCCGAATAGTAAAGAACATTGTCAACATAAACATTAAATGGACCTAAAGCATTTGAATTTGAAGCTAATCTAACTATATAACTAGTACAACCAGTAATCGTCAGTTGTTGTTCGATTTCTGTACCGCATCCAGGAGCTTCGTTTGTAACTGTAATAAGATATGTGGACATTATATGTTTTTATTTAATAAATACCACAACAATACTATTTCATTTAAAGGAATTAAAAATATTGGAAAGTTTAATCTAACGTAACAACACAACTCTCAGGTTGAATTTCGATATTAACAGTACAATTTGACTCTTGAATATCAATATTGACAACACAAGACGCCATTTCAATTGTAATTTGGAAAGTACAACCAAATGTACATTGTAAAATTTTAAAAACACTACACCCATTATCGTCCGTTAACGTTAACATGATTTCAGGAGCGGTATTGAATATAGAAGGTATTACCGTATTGTATTCAACAATTGGTGGGACAGGTCCAGGGTTAATGGTACCAAGTAAAGTTTGATAGTTACCATACACATCTGAAATGTATACGTCAATAGGGTATGTTCCCCCCGTTATTTCGGTTATTCTTACTTGTGTCATGTCAAACAAATTGTATCATAAACGATTAATAACTCAACAATGATTTCTTGACCATCCAAACTATTACTATTTGGATTTGTCTCGATTGTTATTTGATTGTTACCCGCATCTACAGTAATATTCCCAATGCCAGGTATTGTTTGTAATAAACTAACAACCGTGTCGTAGTATTCATTATCAGTTGGCGCAACAACTAATGAAGTAGTTGTAAAGAAAGTATCACTTGTAGTTAAACCTAACGGATTAACGGAAACGTTCACCGTATAAGTCGCAGAAATTAAACTACAACTTGTATTACCCGATGTTAAATCATCAAATCCATCATTTAACATTTGTAATAAACCATATTTTGTTTGAGATTGAATATTAAACACTTCTGACCCCATGACATAAGTTTGGTATGACGCATAACTCGCATCACAAGTAATATCCGTAAATCTTTGTAATGAACATCCATTACTATCAATAATTGTAACATTATAAGTTCCAGCGGTTAAACCACTGACTTGTATTTCTTGTGGATTGTTTGGAACATTGTCAGACCATATAAATGTGAATGGAGGTTCCCCTGATGAAATGAATGTTGTAATTGAACCATCAGAACCTGTACCACATGATGTTGTATATAAACTGTAATTTAACGTTGGACTTTGATTAACGTAAACTTGAAGTGTTTGAGTACAACCTGTATTATCTGTAACAGTAATAGTATGTTGTCCCGATGAAACATTATTAAATGTTACTGATGATAAAGCAGTATCTAAAACATTTACCAAACCATCTAATGAATAGTCATAAGGAGGTTCTCCCCCACTTGTTTTTGTTACCGTAATTAATCCATTATTTTGGTTACATGTTGTACCTGTTGTTTGTGTTGAAATTGTAAATGTATTTGTCGCGAATAAAGTTACTTCATCCATGTAATAACAACCTGAGGCGTCTGTAACAGAAACAGTGTAAGTACCCGAATATAAATTAGGGAATAATTGGTTTGTTTGGGCGTTGGCAATATTTAAAACATTACCATCAGGATATATTAAAGTATATGTATATGGTGTTGAGCCCCCATTTACCGCAACACTAATAGTTCCACCACTACTTGAACAAGTTGAACCTTGAGTGTTGATAGTAACTGAAGTTATTCCGTTAGGAGTTGCCAATGTTGTCCCTTGAGTGAATGTACATAAACCAGCATCAGTAACCATAATACTAATGTCACCTGGAGATAAACCTGATATTGTCCATGAAGTACCATATTGTACCGACACTTGTCCCGTGGAAGCGGAATAATAGTAAGGTGCAGTTCCTCCCGTTATTTGTATAGTTAGAGCACCGTCATTTGACAAACAAGATGGTTGTGTCACTGTAAAGGTTCCAAAACCAAGGACTGGCACATCATTTATTGTTGCTGTTTGAGTGTTAACACAACCATAAGCATCTATAACGTCAACAGAATAAACACCAGAAGTTAGTCCTGTCACTGTAGAACCTGTAGCACTTGTACTCCACTGATATGTGAATGGTCCAGTACCTGTCAATCCTGTAATCATGATTTTACCTATAGGACTATCACCACAAGCAGAATTTGGTACCGCATATAAACCATAATTTAATACTGGAGAAGATTCAATAATGAAATTCGATGTCTGAGCAGTACACCCACCCAAATCTTCAACCGTCATATAATATGTTCCAGCGGTCAAACTACCAAATACAATAGTTTGTTGATTGGTAATCGCAGATTGTGAAAATACCCCGTCCCCGTGATATAGATAAAAATTAGTAGATGAATAATCGGATGTTGAACTACCTGTAACAAATCCGTTATTAAGATTACATGTCGTACTTTGTACTCCGAGAATACTAGCACATACCCCGCTCGATACTGGTATGTTAATGTAAAATTCGGCGTTCGTAGGTAAAGAGCTATCATTAACTCTAACCGCATAAGTATCACCACTTAAACCCGTTTTAACTGCTGGCGCTACCGTAACAACGTCAGGTGACAATACAGGGTCAATCCATTGTACTGTGTACGGAGGAGTCCCACCCGTCAACAGTAAACTTATTGAACCTAAATTACTATTTGAACAGTCTCCAGTTACCGATATGTTATAATTAAAAACTGACATTATATACTACAATCTATATTAATATTTATTCCAACATTCAAAACAACAGTTTCTTGAAGATTTTGTGTGATACAATTTAAGTTGGTAATTGTTAGTTCATTACCATTTAAGAAATAAGTATATCCGTAATCATATAACATTGGTAGATAATCAATCAAGGCATTTCTCCATTCAGTATTTGTAGGTACATCATTATATCCGTAACCACTATAGAATGTCTCTTGTATTAATATATCACCACCAATTCGTAAGTCAACAAACCATTCAGTCTGAACCGAATTTTGACTACATTGATTAAGTGTTAACCCACTTGATGATAACATGTTATTAATTCTATTTGCAAGAATACTATCAAAATTAGAAACATTTATATCACCATTTAACCAAGGATATATATTGAAATCGACATACTCGGTGCTACAAGTGTAATCAAATATGTTTGAGATAATAAAACAAGGGTCAACAGGTACTGGTACAAATTGACATCCCCTTTGTCGTCTATAAACAAATTTTTGTTTGTGAAGAACAGAGTTTTCTAATCTAACACCACCATTCCAAATGGTAGTTGCAGGAACCATTTGCTCAATCAATTTAGTCCAATAAGGACCGATACCATTAACATAGTCAATAAGTTTTTGGTACGTATATTTGTTATTTGGTAAACCAACAGTTTGTTCTGATTCAATATATTTCCACCATATAGATTGTAATGTAGGATATCCACCAGTCTTACCGTCAGAAATGTATTGTCTGTTTCTCGTATTAATCATATTCTGCCAAAAAGTTTGGGAGAATTCAAAGAATGTTTTCTTTTTAGGTTTTGGGTCAACATAAGTCCAATCCACACCACCTGGTACAGGATATCCAACAGTTAGACCTGATTCAGGTATTGGGTAATCATATTTTCTTGACTCATCCCAAACATCATAAACCAAACCTTGGCCAGGATTAAGGAATATGTCTACGTTTTTAACGTTAAGAACTAATTTTTCATTATCGACAAAATAATATGCGTTATAATCTCCTTGAGTCGAAATTCTAACTCTGTCGTCATCAGACAACCATGACTTATTATTATCGACTACTTTTTGTAATTTAAATCCTTCAGTCATGTAAGGGAAATCTCTAAACCTGTTCAAATAAGTTTGACCATATGTAAACGGTTGTAATTGAGTTTGAATATTAAAGTTTTGTCCTGTATATACATTACCTGTAATTGTAACTGCATCAGGACTTCTATGTTCTGGTGTTGTTTCGTACCATCCCGCACCTATTTGAAAAAAGTATGTTTCAGTATTAACAGGAGCCTTTGGATATCCAAATATATCAATAGGGTAATCATCTAATGTAATATTCACATCCTGATAAGTTGAGTTGGTAGTAAATGCGGAATAGATATTACCTTGAATACTATATGTTTGGCCTGGTGCGTAAGTTGGAGTTTGTTGAACGTAAGTTCCACCTGATATCTGAGCCCATTGTGTGTAGAATTGGTCTAAATTAATTCTTTGGTCCGCTAAATAAATGTGTTCATTATATTCAATTAATGAATCAGGTGCGCCAATTAATCTTAATAAAAATTCAACAGACCTTCTCGTACCTTTTGATTTAAATAGGTAAGACGCATTTAAAATTAAATTTCTATAATAAGCATAATTTAATTCTGTTGGCGTAAGAGCTCTTGCGTAACCAGGATATGTTGGTGTTGCGGTATTACCAAAAACAGATGATAAGAAATCTTCATTTGTTATTGGTGAAAAATTTGAAGACCATCCTAATGTTTGTGATAAATTCACCAATAATTGTGACGGTATATCATTTGAAGGGTTGTAGTTTACTGAATTCATGTAAGCCAAACCTTCAATGAAAGTTTTAATTTGGTCAAAACTTCTTCCATAGATTTGAAATATTTTTTCAACCTTTCTACCTAATGTGTCAAATTCTTTTAATGAATCAGAAACTAAAAACCTAGATATTAAGTTTGTCTTAAATGAGTCAAGATTAACAGCAATGGCTTGGATTTGTTCCAAATAAGAGTCAAATAAGAATGAACTAATATCTAAATTCCACACACCATCTTTCGGCCATGTAACTTGTTGATAATCTGTAAAGGTCTGTCCATATTCATTTTGTTGTGGCACTTGGAATACCGCGGTATATTCAGGCCTAACCAATCTATTAACTAAAAATTTCTCAACCTCATCAAAGTCTTCTTGAAATGTCTTATCAACAATATAATCATTTGGTCTTATTTGAAATTCTTCTTGGGTCGTGGTTGCAGTCAACCCAAAAGGTGAACCTGAAACATAGAATACAATTTCACCTGAGGATAATGTCTGTGATGGTGTAAATGATATAACTTTATAAATGTTATCATTAATACTAACACAGTAATCTAAATAGGTATTACTAAGATTTCTATATTTTGAAGTTAGAATTTCACTTGCAGCCAAATTAGTTGCGGCACTGACAGAGTAATCAATATCAAATGGATTTTTAATTCTATCAACATTAACTTTAAAGTACGTCTCGTCAGCTTGAACATCATACACAATATCAAAAGCCGTGTTACCCGTAACGTAATCGTTGTTACTAAATTGAATGTCTAATGACGCTGGAAAATAATTAATGATTTTAGTAATTGAAACTCTGAATCTTTCAGACAATGAACCGTACATTGAAAAGTTAAGAACTTGTGTGATGTCAAAGTTTGGATAAACTCTAAATTGAGTTGCCAATATTCTTCGACTCTGTTCAAGACTGTCGATGTTCATTGCATCTAACGTCATTGGTTCTGAGAACGCTCCGACATTAAAAGTTCTATTAACTTTTTCTGTTACTCCCGTTGTAAACTCAAAATTACCTTGCGTAAGTCCTCCACCCTCAACAGTTTGTAATCCTACAATGTTGTCGGAAAAAGTACCCGCACCGTTTCCAGGTCTTGGTGGGTAAAAGAACTTAGTATTTTTTGTGTTTACCGCCATTAAGTTGTTATGTTTGTAAAGTTTTTACTGAAATCAATATTATTACCTCTACTCTGTCTAACCTCATAAAGTAATGCGTTAAATTGGTCTCTAATTTCATATAAGTTGTATTGTCTGTATATGTTATTTTGAGGGTCATAGATTGTGTAGATACCATCATCGATTGATTTGGTTTGATTACCGTAAAGAGCAATTGCAAGAGATGATACATCGTACTCAACCATTTCTATTTCCAAAGTAATTGGATTAAAGAATGTGTTTGATATAATAATGTTTTGATTTGGTTGTCCAATAAACGGAGTTGAATTTGGATTGTTTGTTGGCGATGAAGATGGTGATAGTGTTAAGAAAATCAAATTAGAATTTCCTTCAACATATCTATATCTAATACTTTTTTGTGTTGTATTTGTTTCATTCGTAACTACAGGTTCGCAAAAGAACGATGAGGTTACAACTCTAAAGAAATTTGGAATCTTTGAACCATCAGGATTTAAGTATTCAATTCTAAAACCAACTAAACCTTGAGGTACAAATTTGTTTTGATATTGTGTAGGTACATTTGTAATGTCAATTACAATTCCTTTTACGTTTGGTAATGCATTTAAGACACCACAGTCAGTAATTAGTGTTCTAATTTGTGCAGGTCTTAAATAAAGTGTGTAAATGCCAAGAGCATTGAACTGTTCTGCAGGTAATGTTAAATTATATAATCCACCCAATACCTCAACACCAGCATTTCCACCTGTTTGAGTATTGTTGAAATAAGGCTTAAGAATTGTTTGTGCATCAAGTTGTGTAAGGATAAAATTATCCGTAACATCCCTTGATGGAGTATAATTCATAATAATCTGAACGTCTTCTGGTGAGACATCACTTGGTCGTATTGTGCCGTATGAACCTATTGCCATATCTTTTTATCTTATAAATAGTTTAGTTCTTTTTTTCAACGTTAAAAAATCCATATCCGTAGTTAATCATGTCACCTAAATTGTCAACTTCTCCCATTCTTTGGATTCTTTCATATGCAGAGTTCTTACCTCTTTCAACAAAAACATCTGTTTGGATTTGTGGTTGGTCAACTACTTTGATTAAACTTTCTTCTTTTGTTATTGGTCTTGATGTCAAATTATTTTCAGTAAATCCCGATGATTGTTCAAAGAAGATTGTTGTTCCGTCTATGTAATCATAGTAATCAACAGAATTAACTGTATAGGCAGTGAAGGTTGTTGCAGTATTGGTTATTGCACCCCATATCTGACCATTCTTAATAACAGGAACCCCAACTTGAAATTTGTTTGGTCCATACATTGATAATTCATTCAACTTAGATTTAGTTAGTCCTGAAACCGTGTATGGAACCGTTGTAAAATTATTTGATGTTTGAGCAGATACCACGTTAACCGCATCACCTGAAAATATGTAGTCATAACTAATTGGCGTTTCGAACCAATTACCCCCCGCAGGAATAAAAAACGCCTCACCATTTGGATTATTTATTACAACATCCGAATAAGGGGTTGTTATCGTTTTTTGAACCTTTGTAACCCCCCAAGGATTTGTTTGTTTTAATGTGATTATATATTTGGCATTTGCAACAGGGTATGTATGTGAAATAGAATTTGGTGTGTAAGTAGTTATTATTTGGTCAGGCGTACCATCACCCCAATTTAAAATATAATTTGATAATTCTAAAAACTTTTGGAAATCACTTGATGTGTTATATATGTTATAGACATACGGATTGGTAGTCGTGGAAGAAAATATAAAATTAGCCACAACGTCTTTCTGTAATACCGCACCATCAAAAGGACTATAGTATCCAAAATCTACTGCAGTCTGTCTAAACAATATTGGAATCGTCACTCCTGTTAATAAAGAACTACCGTCGGTACCCCCACTCAAAACTTGAGTCATTGCCGAATAAACTCCAGTCGTTTCACCCGTATAACCAGGTCCAACGTTTTGACCTTGCATATCAACAGTAAAAATATCACCCTTAATTGTTTCGGGGGAAATTATAATATTATAAAAATCTTCCATTATGGGTTAACATATTCATACCATTTTATGGGTTGTAGAGTTCCCGCTCTTTGACCATCATTCAAATAGATGGTTTGATTTGGATTCATATTGAATACTTGATATTCTTGTTTCTCATAATCAAGATGAACCTTATAATAGAAATACTGTGAATTATCAAAAACATATTTATTACCCGATAAAGATGATTGAGGCATATTCATCATTTTAACAAAAAATCCACGCTCAGCATCATAAAACTTAGCGGTCATATAAAATGTATCAATATCCAAGAAATTTCTTTTCTTTAACCAATAAATAAAGAAACCTTCTTTATCCCCCACATAATCCAAAACAAATGAAGGTTTTTTGATTGTTACATCAGTGGTTTGCATAATAGCATTCATCTTTAAACCTTGTTGGGTAGGTATAATTAATGTAATGTAGTTTTTCTGTCTCTTCTCATCAAAATTATCGTACAAGTCAAGTTTGAAAAAAGAATTTGAAAAATTGTTAGTATAGTAGTAAATTTCTTGTGTTGAGAAACCTTCAGCTCTATAGTCGGTAATCCAATTAGATTCTACATCTAATGAACTTCCTGACCAAAAGTAAAACTCGTATTTAATATCCGTTGGTTCAGATGTTGTACCCGTCAATGGTGAGTGAGCAAATCTGCTAACCTCAAAATCTCGACCAACACCAATTACTTCAGTAATAATTTCGGTCTCAAACGCCTCGATACTTTGGTCTTGACCTAAGTCATCCCAAGTAAATTGTACGGGAATTGTAAGTTGGTTGTCCACAAATCCGTTGTTTCGAATTGTAACTTTATTCACATTCATCTATCAATGGTTTAATTGGGTATGCCACACCAAGTGTGTTATAGTTTATACCTTCAGGAATTAACCTGAAAATTAAATCTTTGAACGGATATTGAGCACTATTCAAAAATGGGTAATCAACACCTCTTTCAAGATTATCTTTAAATCCATAACTATATAAATCTCTCCATCTGAATTGTTGGTCGGATGCCGAGTAATAAGAATATGAAGGGATGTTTTCAACCTGTCCAACATTAGCGGTCTCTACGTAGTCAGAAAAAACTCTAATCGTCATTGAAGTGTGGGGTTTATAATAGAAACCTGGACTATTTGTGTCGTATAAACTTGTAGTTTGAAAGACATTCTGATTGTACTTTATCTTTTGATAGTATGGTGAAATAACTCTTTCCAATTGGTCATAGTCATTCCATTCACAAAAATCACCGTCAATAACGTCATCTTTTTTAAGGTCTTGATTGTAGTAGAAAGTTTTAGTAGCACCATTAGTTAAAGTATAGTTAGATGTTGGAATGTTAGTATCTGATTGATTATTTAATAAATCCCACCATGGACTAACAGGAGATGTTAAATTAAACTCCCACCCTTGTTTTAACCCAATACCACTATTTGGTTGATTAAAGTAACCTGTATATCCCTTATTAATTATAGTTAAAAACAATTCACTAACAGGTCTTTTCTGATTGTCCAACACGTTTAATAAATTCAAATCTTTAGCAACCGTAACATTATATGAATTACTACTTGTCTTTTGTGAAATCCTTGAAACTTGGTTTGGGGTAATTGAACTGTATTCAAACTTTTTTTCTTCACCGAAAACATTTTTTTCAAATCCGTTTTTAGTCATTATAGTCTCATCAACATCAGTTAATATCTTATGTTGTCTTATATAATATTTTGATTTTGTTTCAGTTAGATTTTCAGGATTGATTACTCTTTTGAAGGTACCTGTAACACTATTAGCAAATGTAGTTCCTGTGTATCCAAAATTATAAATGTTAAAAATATATTCACCACTATCAAACTCACCCGTCCCTAAAGAATACACTTGAAATAAATTCACTTGATTATAAAAGAATGATAATTCAACATATTCACCAACTGTTAATCCATGTGGTGCGATACATTGAAAACTAATCACGTTAGCCCCATTTTGAGTTCGATTAAGTATTGAAAATGGTATCCCGTCAGATGCAACCCAATTAAATGAACTATTATTTAAATCATATGATAGTGGTTTACTATAATCATTACTATAAACATAACTTATATAGTAAGTCCAATTGTAGGTGTAGGCACTTTTAGATTTATAGTCTATGTGTTGGTCAGTAATGTTTGGTCTATAAAAATCAAATTCGTAATACTGAGGAAATCCTTTCCAAATACCATTTACAGTAGATTGTATTGGGTCAACATAATATAAAGTATCCCTAAATGGTACGTATTGAGTAGTACCAGTATATGTATTGGCATATAAGTAAGTCACTTTAAATGTCGGTCTAAATACAGTACACGCTTGTCTCTCATCGTTATATACTTGAGCCAAGTTAATACTTTGACTTCGGTCATACTCAACAATAAGTTGTGATTGACTTTCTAAAGTAACCGAAATTTCTTGGTCAACAAAAGGTGCTGACTTGTATTTTTGACTACTAGGTATGATGGTATATTTATTCACTTAACGAATATTTTGTTTTGAATTTATCCAATGCACTATTACCTTTTTTAATTCCAAAGTAAAAATGAAATGGTGCACCAACTAAAAATTTACTTGACGGTACACCGCCCATGGTGTAAGAATATCCTCCATTAGAATTTACATTGAATATATATCCTCTTTGGTATATATCATTTGTATTATTAGCACCAATAAAATAAGATGGTGGGTTTTGATTTCTTCTACTCAATGATTGATAATTGTATCCAAAAATACCTGTACTATTCAAATCTGACGATTGGTTGGTTTTCCAATTGTTATCTTGGGAACCAAATATGTTAACTACCCCTTGAAATTGTTGTTTTAATTCCCACTGATAGAATGGCACATATTGTGATTTAATACCATAAGGATAAGTAATTGCGTTTGCCGTTGGGTTTGGTCTAAAATTAATAACTCCTGGTGTAACATAATCCTTATTTTGTAAATCTTCAGTTGTTGAAGAAAAGAATATACCCATTGTTGCAGCAGTTGCTGGTCCTAAAATCACAACTGGGTCACCAGGGTCTCCATTTGAAACATAGTATTCTGGCGAAAAAGGTATAACCCCAAACTCAGAATTTATCGACATACTCTGAACCAAATCTCCATCAACTTTTTTATCAGGTCTACTAAATAACATGTTCAAACTATTATCGAGTCTGATTGGTAATTGTTGTAAAAAAGTTTTGTTAGATATTCTTGATATAACAAAGAGGTTAACTAAATCCGAAGTGTCAGAGTAACTCGTTGGATTTAAGTTATTCATAATATAAGCACTTGACGATGCTTCCAAGTCAATTTCTTTGTAAACCGCGTCTTTAACCCCTAAATTAATAATAGTAGTTGGAAATAGTAGATTTCTTTCGTTTGATGGATTTTGTAAAAAGTCGGTAGGTCTTCCAATGAATCTTCCCGAAGTTGTTCCAGACAAGAAAGGTGATGACCTATAGTAGAAATTATTTGTTTTATCATCAAAATAAACCAATTGTTTAGGGAATTGTGGAGGTAGAGGTTTATTTTGTTTATCATAAAAAGTATCTACCTGTATTGGAAACGTGAATAACGAACCGTTAACCCAATTATTTGTAAATGTTTGTGAAAGAACACCTCTACACAAACCATAAAAAAATCTAAATCTGTAACCCCACTCACTAAAAGCCTTTATGTCATCAGCAATACCAAATAGAGGTTTTTCAATCAAAACGTAACAACCTTGTTTAACTACTGTATTACTGTCACAATTTGTGTCAACTCCAAAATTTGTTCCATCCCCTTGATAACAATCCAAACCAACCATGTTTTGACAATTACCTAAAGTGTTTAAAACGTTTGTCCCCGCAACTTGACCCTCAATGTCAGGAGTAACTTGTGACGCTCCTGTACTATAACCTGGTGTTATATATGTTATATTATCACCATCATAAACATAAGTTGCAAATCCAAGGTTTTGTTGTAATAAACTAACACTACCTCTTAAATTTTCACTATCAATAAAATCTGATGATGGTAATCTGTCAGTTCTCATAATATTTCTTGAGTAACCTGTAATGTTAAGTTGGGTTAGTCCTGTAAGTGATGGGTATAATATAGGGCTAAAATATACAGTACCAAATTGTCCATAACTTTGTAATGTTGGTGGTATGGAACTATTTGCAGGATAAACTTGTAAAGGATTTCCCCATGTAATTGCCCCACCTGATAAATCTTCCGAAGTATCGTAATCATTTACAGAAATTGCACTTTCATAATATACGTTTGTAGTTTTAGTCGATACTCCTTTAACCGTACTATATAATGGTGTTTGATTTACAAAAGAAGATGATGAATACGTTGCACCTGGCACTATAACCGCCCTTGAATTTCCATCTAACGCGCCATAGTACCCAACATTACTTGTCGTATAAGAAGAGAACTGTAGTCCTGGCGTTGTTGAGCCAACAATACCTGGAGTAAAGAAATGTGATTGGAAATATATATTATTCTGTACGTTGTGTTGAGGTGTAAATGTCTGCGACCCTGTAGGAACTTTTTGTATTGGGACGTTTAATCTTGTATTGGCAGTAAATGTCCAATTAGAATCACTTTCGTTGGTACCAAATAAAGTTCCAATAGAATATTTGTTTGGTATTTTAGGAGAATAGGGGTCAACTCCTCTTTGTAAGATTAAAATAACTTGTTCGGTAAAACCATCAAAATAACTTGTAGGTGTTAAATTAACAGTATTTTCTAAAGTTCTACTATTTGGTGGATATGGTATGAATCTTTCTGTATAATTTTCTATTATACTTGTTTGTTGTAATACTCCTTGGAAAAACCCTCCTGTATTTGCTGAGTTTTCAACAAATGGAACAGTTACTCCATTAACAGTTGATGTACTTATTGTTATTGCGGTTAATACTTGATAATATTCAATGTCCGATGGGTACACATATCTTTGACATGTTTCCCCACTGTTTATTAAAGTGTAAGTTGCAGTACCACCTAAAGTACCTAAATTAATACAATCATCGTTTGATATTGTCTGAACACCTAATGTAATAGCATTAAAAGTGTTACTATCACCGACACAATCTCCGTACGTAATCGTACCTAAACTTGTAACATCAACTGTAATATCACTGACACAATTTACGTTTGTATTTGCAGGTATTGTATATAGAGTAGTTAAGCCGTTTAATGGATTTGTTGGGTCAGCATATTCAACATTAATTGTAAATTCATTTGTTTGAAGTCTTCCATTAATACCACTTACAGTACTACCCGCCGTTGTTGTTGCACTCCATAAATAATTACTATCTGTAGTACTGTCAGGATTTACAAAACTTAATAAAGTACCCGCAGAAAAAGATTGTGTCGCAAGAACAGTTAGTGTATTGTCATAATGATGAGTTAAATTATTTTCAGAAGCAAATGTGACTTTAATTTTATTAGTACCTTCAAAATATTTGGTTTTTAAATTAAAAATATTGATTCGTTCACCAATAGGTATTGTTTGTTTCTGTATTGACGAATACAATGGAACGGCACCTTTAGCACATTTAAATGATAATGGATTTGATGGGTCTAAATTATTTGTTGCAATTGCAAGTGGTATAGTATTAACCCAATTTGAATTTGCAAATTGTTGACTAAGTTTTGTAGTATAAAGTTCAGGATTTGAAACTTGAGTTAATAAACCTGAATCAGGTACTAAAACTGATTCTGAGTAGTTTAAATTTTCGGGTTGTGTTGAACCGCAATCACAAGCTTGACAATCGGGCCATGTTATCATCGGTAATTTTATAGTTCCGACTTTTTCAACTTTACGGAAAGGGAGCAATAAAATCGCCCAAGGTGGAAGGTTTCTTAAAACTTTATTTTTTAATACATTATTAACTAAAAATGCAACTAAACTAAATATAATAATAAACGGAACACCTATATATTGAATAACCGTAAATAATATTGAAAATAAAAAATATAAAAAATCAAAGTTCCTAAACCCTTCGTTAACAGGAAATTTATTTATAGTGTTTTCACAATCATTATCGTCAATTTCTTTAATACCAACAAATCTACCTCTACCACCATTTTTGAATTGGTCAATAAGTCCTGAAACCGTGTACACTCTATTGTACTGAAATTCATAAAACGTGTCGTCACAATTAACCGCAGCATCAATATTTGTATAACCTGACCAATCCAAACCAAAATAATAAGAACCCGCCAATCGTTTTTGGATAGTTGAACTTGAAGAATAGTTTGGGTCGTTGTCTACGTTAGTTGTCCATCCGTATTCTCTAACATTTGGGACTAAATAATACGGTCTTCTAACTTGTTCTGTTAATGTTGCAGGTTGAGCCCATTTAATTTTAAATCGGTACTTACTTTTTGTGGGTATACCTATTGTTGGGTCATTAGATACTATTTTTTCACCAAATTCATTGGTGATATAATAATCCAAATTCATAGGTAGCTCGGTCAACCAAACTCCGTCACCGTCAATAATATTACCCGATTGCGCTAAACTATATTGTTCTAAGACTGGATATCCCTGACTATCTTGGTCAATAGTTTGTCTAATTGCTAATATCTGTCCAGGACCTGTTTGTAAATCACATAGGTTACCAAAATTATCTTTTGGTCTAGCGCTTTGTCTAATTCTGAAACTATCTGCGGTCGAATATATTGACCCCATAAACACAGATGTTGGTTGTATATCAATATTTGCCTCATCACGTAAATCAAAATCAACTCGGTTTATTGCAATATCACAAATGGTTGGGTCTCCCCATAATGGAGATACCTCAACAGTCTTCACTAAATTGATTATCTGTGGTAAAGAATTTAAATCATTTGAACTTCTAAATGTATTACCAGCAACTTGAGCATCGGTGGCTAGTCCCATTCTTATTAAATCTTGAGGTGTTAATGAGAACTCACCTATATCAGATAAATCAACATCCATAACTATAGTTTGGTTACCTAATGGAACCCCCATAATCATGTAGTCACCACTTTCGTTGGTCTTTGCGGTTAATTTATAATATCTATCAAAAATCTCAACCGCGGTGGCCCCTGTTAGTACGTCAAGTCTTGACGGTAAAGTACCCGTAGCTGCGTGTGTTGAAAATGATTTTTCATAAGGTAATAAGTTGTACCTGTATCCATCTTCATTTTTATCTTCGGGTGATTTATATGGATAGATACTTGAGATTATTGGGTTGGATTCGTCAATAGGTAAAATTGGTATAAAAATAGATACTCGGGCATTTGGTAATCCAAATCCATTGTTGGCAGTAACCCTACCAACAAGAACACCATAATCCGCACAGTTTCTATTATAAACATCCTCCTGTTGAATTTTTAAAGATAGAATCTCTAGTTGTTCAAACTCTTGGTCTAACTGTACATTAATTGTTTTAGTGATACCTAACTCGGTTCTTATTCTATATGATTGACCCATTAATCTCTTTAGTTAATAAATAGTTTATGTGGTATTTTTAAAGTTTACGCACACAATTAAATAATAACTTAAAGAAAAAATAAATAAACTTGTTAAGAGAAAGTAATTGATTGGAAGTTCTTAACTGACACTCTGATGTCTTTACCAGGATATCTGATTTGATAAACTTGTGATGGTTGTGCAAATATTGTATCATCAACAGGTGCAATCAATTTTACTTCAGGGTCGGCATACTCCATTGAAGTTTCCGCTGAAGAGTATTGTCCTCCAACTTCATTGAACACCTCTAATCCTGCAACAGTTAATACTCCGTTAGTGTTTTGAATAATACTTCTTATCTCTGACAGATATACGTTCTGACCTAACTGTCTTGTTTGTGGGTTAAAGTATGCAGAAACTTTATCAATCACACTTGAAATAACCTGTCCTGAGTTTTGAGCCGAATCCAAAACAATTGAAACATCAACACTCAAGTCAATAACCTCAGCACTGAATATCGATATGTAGTCATTCATCATACGATAATTTGATAGGTAGTTGGCAATATTTTGTCTCAAAGTATTTGAAACAATATTTGTTAATTTACCTGATGTATCGTATGATAAAATTTGAATTAAAATTTTGTTGTCGTTTTCTGTAATTGAAACTTTGGCAGGTGCCCCAAACTGAGCTGGCATGTTTCTAATAATTGATTCATAATCCTGTACTGTAACCGCTCTCTTTTGAGCCGCAAAGTTAAACGATACATAGTTTCTAATTTCTTCTAATGATGGTATACCCGCACCACCAACCGCTGCCGTTACGTTAACGCATCGTAATGAGTTGATTACTGCAGAGTTTGTTGTTTCAGATGGACCATTAACAAAGAATGAAACTGTACCAATTTGATTAATAACATTCGTACCTAAGTTTGTTGCTAATCCACCACCAACTCTATATTGTATAAACAAAGTAGAATTAGGTGTTAATGTAGAACCTAATGAAAAATTGTTTGAATATTTCTGCAATTCTAATGTAGTACCTAAAGTTGTGAACTGATTCAATTGGTCTTGAGCAGTATTTGTACCACCACCAAATGTCATTTTTTTAAACCCTTCAGGTGTGTATTCAGTAATAAACCTATCTTGTGTTTGAATATACCTACCTACTTTAATACCAGGTTGGTCAGATACTTTTGTTGGGTCTTCAATAAAGACTCTATCTTCGGCTAAAGCATCTACCTCATACCACCTATTCTCAACACCTAAAAATTCTGCGGTAGTTGGTATGTTAGTATATTGAGTTCCATTCTTTAATAAAACACTTGTTATACCTAACACATTTTTTTCAGGTAAAAACAACTCAAAGAATGGTTTAACATCATTTGCTCCAATAACTCTCTTGAATACTTTTGTGATACCATTTACAACAATTTCTCTTTTTGTAATTGTGTAGTTAACCAACACGTTATTTGAATTAAAGTTTGGTATTTTAATTCTATTTGGGAAACCTTGAGCATTGTACGGTGACGCAAAATCAATGTCATAAACATTTTCAAATACAACACCAGCTCCAACAACTTGAGAACCTCTTTGTAGTGTTCCCAAATATCTTTCATCTTCTTTATCCCCAAATGCTGGAACTGTAACTGAAAAATCAACTAAAGCAACTGAAGGTCTTTGACCTGGTAATTTTAACCCGTAGGTTCTGGCAATGTTATAAATTGATGACCTTTGTTGAGCATATTGTAATACAGTCTCTTGAACACTTCTATCAATGTTATAGTGTAAGTTATCTGCAATTGCTGCATTTAAATCAATGAAAACAGAAAATACCGAAGCGTCGTTAAAGTCTTGAATTAAATCAGGGTAATACGTTCTAGTATAATTTAAGAGTTCAGTTCTAATTGACTGATAATCTCTTGTTGCGTACGATATTCTATTATTTGCCATTTATATTAAATATTGATAATCACAAAATCACTCTGACCAAATGTAGAACCATTGGTCGAATAATCTAATCTTATTTTTGCGGTATATTCTGACGTACCCTTACCAGGGAATCGGTATACGGATGATTCACTTGTACCTAAAAGATTTTGACCTGTTGCAATGTCAACTTCTTCTTGGGCGTCCGCAGGAGTAATACTTAAACTATTAACCAATAAATTTGGCATGAATGTTTCAATAGCATCTCTTATGTCAGATTCAATGGCATTAAATGTAAGTCCGTCAAATGGTTCAAATAGAAACTCATAAAGTCTTGTTCCAAACTGAGGTAAGAAATATCGAGAACCTTTTCTTGTTAATAATAAATGTATTAAGTCGGCCTTAATCTCCTGAGATTCTAATTCAGTAAGTTCTAAGTAGTCACCTCGTCTAGAATCCCTAAAGGGAAAATTTATACCATAAGTAATTCCATCTGCCATAACTATAAATATAATACTATCTATTTTTCTTTAAATAGATTAAAAATGAAAAATCCCGAATGAATCGGGATTTTCAAATTAGGAACTACATCCAAAACATTCAAAAGGACTATCTTCAGGTTTTTGAGTTAGTTCGTATATCTCAACTTTTGGTTGTACAATTTTGGTTTTAGGTTGTTGTATTTTTGATACATCAACCGCTAAGTGTTTAGCCCCTGTTGAAATTGCTTTAGTTCTAACATAATAACATAATGTCTTTAAACCTTTTTCCCATGAATGGAAGTGTGATGAGGTAATCTTAGACAATGTTGGGTTAGCCATATAGATATTCATTGATTGTGATTGGTCGATAAATGGTGCTCTGTCCGCCGCCATGTTAATCAATTCTCTTTGTGAAATCTCCCAAATTGTTTTGTATTTACTAATCAAGTGTTCAATACGTTTAACTTTCTTTGTATAGTTTTTATCCTCAGTATCAAGGTGATTATTAAAATTAATGTTTTGAACTGAACCTTCATTTAAAATGATTTCATTTTTCAAATCCTCACTCCAAATACCAATCTTTTCAAAGTCATTAATCAAATACTTGTTCACAATCATAATTTCACCACCAACAACTCGTCTGTTAAATAACGCTGAGTGAGCTGGTTCTGTCATTTCAAATGAACCTGTAATCTTAGCTGAAGATGCCACAGGCATCTGAGCCGTGAATAATGAGTTACAAACACCGTAAGTTTTAACTTCTTCTTTTAAAGAATCCCAATTCCAAAGACCACTTAATCCTTCATAATCTAACCCCCACATATCAAATTGGAATACCCCTTTTGACATTGGTGAACCTTTAAAGTGAGCGTATGGTTTGTGTATCATTGTTTTACATAATTCCATACTTTCAGTGATTGCTGCAAAGTAGATAGTTTCAAAAATGTTTTTATTCAATTTCTTAGCATCTTCAGATGTAAAGATGTAATCCATCAAATAGAATACGTCCGCTAAACCTTGAGTACCAATCGCAATTGCTCTTTGGTCCAATCCACCCTTTCTACCTTTTTCAGTTGAGTAACTGTTTATGTCGATAACTTTGTTAAGAGCTCTAACAACTTTTCTCACTTCACTATAAAGTAAGTTATAGTTAAACTCACCTTTCTCAATAAAGTTTTTCAATACCATCGAAGATAGTGTACAGATTGCCGTAGTTTCTTCATCGGTGTATTGGTAAATCTCATTACAAAGATTTGATTGTTTAATCACCCCAATGTTTTGGTGGTTTGTTTTCTTGTTAGCATTATCTTTAGAACATAAGTAAGGAACACCAGTTTCAACTTGTGATTCGATAATCTTAGTCCAAACATCTTGAGCCTTAACTTTTTTACCAAGACCTAACTCAACCGCTTGGTTGTAGTTTGCTTCGTATTCGTCACCATAACATTCTTGAAGTGGTTTTATACCCGCCTTAATAATGTCGTTAGGACAAAACAAATACCAATCAGAACTTTCCTTTACCGCTCTCATGAAGTTGTCAGGAATCCAAAGAGCTGTGAATAAATCTCTTGCTCTTAATTCTTCCGCACCTGTGTTCTTTTTAATATCTAACAAGTCCATAACATCTTTGTGCCATGGTTCGATGTAGATAGCAGCACTACCAGGTCGTCTTCCTTGTTGGTTAAAGAATCTTAACGACTCGTTAACTATTTTCAAATACTTCAACAATCCACCCGCAAATCCACCTGATGAATTGATACGACTTTCTTTACTTCTGATGTTAGACATTGATAAACCAATACCTGCAGCGTCTGAAGAATAAGTTGAAATATCATTCAGTGTTTGTAATAAACCATTACGTGAATCTGAGTTATTATAATGTAAAACACAAGACGCTAATTGAGGGACTTTGGTTCCTGAATTAATAATTATTGGTGTCGCTGGTGAAATAAGTTGATTTGATAATGAATGGTAATATTCAACCGCTTCTTCAAATGAGTTTGTTACCCATAGAGCAACTCTCATGTACATGTGTTGTGGTCTTTCTATTACTTTACCTTGTGGTGTTTTTAGTAAATACATTTCTTGTAATGAACGCCAAGCAAAGTAATCAAAGTTATAATCATTCTCATGATTAATAACCTCATCAATTTTGTCATGACCATAAGAGTCCATGATTTCAATTAACTTGTCATTGATTACACCAGTTGAATGTAACTCCATAATAGTCTCACAAAAACTATCATTAGTTTCTTTGTGGTACGCAGAAATTGCAACTGACGATGCTAATCTTGAATAGTCGTGGTGACTACCAGTATAAGCCGCAGCAATTTCGTAAACTAACTTATCCAACTCTTTGGTTGTGATAAGTCCTTCAGTTGGGACTGATGTAATGACTTTGATGAAGATTTCATCAGAGTTTACGTTCAATCCTTTTGCCGCACGTTTAACTCGATTATAGATTTTTTGAGGATTAAATGATACGTCCTCACCGTTTCTTTTTTTAATTTTTAATGACATCATATTGTTTTAATGTTAGAAATCTTCCTCAAAGGAGATTGTTTCATTTAATTTTGCTTTTTGATATTCAACCGTTCTTGACTCAAAGAAATTTCCTTTTGTCTCAACAGCAATTTGTTCCATAAATTTAAATGGTTGTTCAACATTGAATTCTTTTTTACAACCCAACTTAACTAACAAACCATCAACAACGAACTCAAGATATTGTTTCATTAAGTTTGAGTTCATACCAATTAAAGATACTGGTAATGATTCAGTGATAAATTCTTTTTCAATTTCTAATGCCGATAATAAAATTTCTCTAATTCTTTTTTCACTTGGTCTGTTTTCAACGTGGTTGTTTAACAAGTGGATTGCAAAATCACAATGTAAGTTTTCATCTTTAAAGATTAAAGAATTGGCATTACACAAACCTTGCATGATACCTCTTGATTTCAACCAAAAGATTGAACAGAATGAACCTGAGAAGAAGATACCTTCAACCGCCGCAAACGCAACCAATCTTTCTTGGAACGATGCTTTCTCAATCCAATCCAAAGCCCATTTAGCTTTCTTTTGAACTGCTGGTAGATTGTCCAATGCGGTGAAACATAAATTCTTTTCTTCCTCATTTGAGATATAAGTGTCAATAAGAAGTGAATACATCAAGCTATGGATGTTCTCCATCATAAGCTGGAACCCGTAGAAAAATTTTGCTTCAGGGTATTGTACCTCACGATAAAAGTTTTCAGCCAAGTTTTCATTAACGATACCATCAGAAGCCGCGAAGAACGATAAAATGTTTTTAACAAAATATTGTTCGTTCTCAGATAGATTATTCCAATCTCTGATGTCATTAGTTAAATCTACTTCTTCAGCCGTCCACAATGCCGCTTGGTGCATTTTGTAGTATTCCCAAATATCATTGTGCTGGATTGGGAAGATAACAAACCTATTAGGGTTCTCTATTAATATTTTTTCCATAATTGTTTTTTGTGTTTTTTTTTACGATTGTTTTTGTTCTTCTCTTTGTTTTCTCTTTTCCAAAAGTTCCTTAACTCTGTCTCTTTTTCTTTCCTCTTGTTGTTCTTCAAAACCTAAGAATGTTACCGACGATTCAGTATCAATTTCAAGTAGTTCGTTGTTGAACTTACAGTTCTCAAACACTACCCCATCTTTACCAATACGTGATTTGGTAATCGCAATAGTTGCTAAGTTCATTTCTTTTTGTTGTAAAGTTTTCGCCACGGAAATGATAACGTGTCCAACTTGTGCTTTCTTAATAGAACCACCCATCTGGTCGGTGGTAACAACCTCAGAAGATATAGAGCTTCTGTTACCCTGTGTTGCTGTCCATCCTACTAATGATAGTTCGTGACACATTGCCTCGAAACCTCTCATTACGGAACCTTCAGCCTTCCATTCATCTTTACTTGTACTCTCAGGAACCACACAATCGATATAGTCCAAAAGAACCAAGTCAATCTTAGTACCATCAGCAATCATCTTTCTGATTTGGTTTTTGATTTGGTTCATTGACATCGAATCCGATGGAAGTTTTTTCAAGATTAACTCGTTCTTCATCGTTTCTTTGATGTCAGTGATTTTAGCCATTACTTCCTCTTTGTGTTTTACCAAGTTGTCTGGTTCGATACCCGTCCAAAGTGTGAAGTGTTTACGTTGTACAATCTTTGGGTTGTCCTCAAAAAAGATTTGAAGTACATTGTATCCAAGATTAAACGCATTGTTCGCAATCTTTGTTAAGATAGTTGTTTTACCAACACCTGTAGGTGCTAAGATAACACCAATTTCTCCTTTTGCCAAACCACCTTTAAGTAGTCTGTCAATACCTGGTATTCCAATCGCAATTGGGTGACGGAAGTCCTCATCAAGTACGGTGTCAAGGTTAGAGAAGATATCAGTTGTTCCTGTATCTCTTTCCCCAACCTGAAGAGCTTCACGTACCAAACCTTCAACTTTGTCATAAGATTCAAAGTCACCTTCGGTAATGATTTTTTGGGCTTTGTCCATCGCCTTCTGTAATTCTTGTTGTTTACAGAACTTCAACGCTTTTTCTTGAACGAACATTGTTCCTTCAAATGGTGCATCTTTTACTTGTTTGATAGTGTCAAGGACAATTTTTGCAACTAATTCTTGTGAAATTTCTGATTTTACAATCTGCTCAAGAGTATCGAAGTTAGGGGTAGATTGGTATTTTGCGTGGTACTCCTTGGTCATTTGCAAGATAATCTTGAAGTATTTGTTATCAAAATAAGAACTCTCAATTACATCCATAATTGATGTAGAAAATTCTTTATCCACGATAAGTTGGTTTAAAAGTTGTATTTGGAATGTATTCCCTAAGTAATCAAAATTCTTGTTCATATTGTATTTTTTCGTCCGTCTGTTTTATTAAATATAGCTTACTTTAAGTCAAATCCCAAATAATCAAAAGATAATTTTTGAGCTGAAAAAATGTCAGTTAATTCTTTTAAAACGTCTTTCAAAAATGGTCGTACATCAACCGTATAACGAACTTTTGGTGGGAACAATTTTCCGTCAAAATTTCTATGACAAATTGTCTGCTCCCCAATTTTAACGTAAAGGTTAAATTCTTCTTTACCATCAGTAAACGATGTGTCCATAATTGCAGGGTCTGTAACAATCGCATCTTTGTTGTCCATCATGTACACAACTGTTTTCATTTTTAAGTTGTACTCAAGGGAATCTTTAAGTCGTTTAATAAACTCGTATAACTCCAAAGAATTTTTTGCTTTTGGGTTGTACCCACGAACATTAAAAAATCTCTGAACAACGATGTTGTCATTCAACGTAAGTAAGAATTCCATTTTGGTGCTGTCTTGCTCTTTCATAATTTAATTTTTGTTTGTATTTCTTTTTTCTTTTCTTGTTAATTTCATAAAGGGTTTGAGGAAGTTAACCCAAGCTTCATCGTTCTTGGGTAGATACTTAAAGAGACCATCTTCCATCATCATTCTCATTAAGTTCTTATATCCCCTATCTGTAGGGTCTATAGTGTCGGTTAAAATCTGTTCAACTAATTCTTTTCCATCGGCAGTAATTAAAGGGTTTGTAAGGTCGACTATCTTTTTGTTGGTTGTATAAAACTCTTCTCCAAATATAGTTGATTTAGTTTTACCAGTCAAAAGATTTGTCAATGTTTTGGAAGGTTTCTCTTGCGGGAGATTTCGTGCATAATCCAAGATTTCTTCGATAGTGCATGGTTTCTCCTGCAATTGTGGGAATAACTTAACTAAAGTTTTTTCTCCAAGTCCTTGAATACCATCAATGTTATCGGACTTGTCTCCTGTGAATACTTTAGTCACCAATACATTATAGTGAGGGATGTCCACCTTGTTGATGGAAATCATATCTCCGTTTTTAAAGTATTGTTTTGTGATTGGGGAGTAGATGGTTACATTCTCGGAGATAAGTTGTGTAAGGTCTTTATCCGCAGAAAAAATGATAATCTGTTCGTCTTTGGATATCTTACAATAATGAGCAATGAGGTCATCCGCCTCATTATCTTCAACCTCAATTTGTCTTACGAAAATTTCTTCGAGATATTGTTTGACACGAGCTCTTTGATACAAATACGATTCGTACTTGTATTCATTCATACTCTCTCGTCTGTTCTCTTTGTATTGGGGATAAATTGATTTTCTTATAGATGAATTTGATTCACCATCCCAAAATACAACAACCTTATCATGGTTGTGTTCTTCAAGGAATTTACGGAGTATATTCACAAAGTGAAATACTCCACCCACGTGGTCTCCGTTGTTAAAAACATCTTTGGCTCCGTGGAATCCTATTTTAAATAAGTTATTACCGTCTACTAATAGTGTCTTAATCACATTTGTGATTTAAATGGTGAAACAATATATTAATCCTCTTTTTCTTCTTTCAATGTGAAATCACCGTCAGTTCCAATAATTTCTTTCCAATAGTCAGCGTGTTCTTTTTTGTATGACTCAATGGACGCTTTTTCTTCTGACGCTTCTTTACCTGCCAAGAATCCGTGTGGTGTCACAATAATCTTACCGTCTTCATAACCTAAACCATTGATGTGGTTTTTCATTACGGAAACTTTAGTTCTAATTGCAAACTTAACACTTCTCTTATCTTTGGTTGCAGTAATCTTATTTGTTCCTGCACCTTTTTGATTACCAAATAAGAATACTAATGATGAGTTTAACCAAATAGCTTCACCACCTTTAGCTTTAATTTTTGGTTGACCAAATGGATTGTCAGGTAATTCAACCCAAGGTTGGTTAACGATAACCAATGTGTTTTCGTATTTTGAATCAGATTTACGTGAACCTGAAATACGTTGATTGATACCCATACCGATTTTATCCGCTAATACAGATGCGTTGTGTTGTTTACCACCTTTACCATCAAATGTCATCTTACAAGGAACTGAACCAACTGAATCCCACAAGAATAATAAACTGTAATCCAATTCACCTTTTTCTTGTGCGTCTAATAAACTATTAATGTAGTCAGTAATTTGTTCAATGTAATCAAAGTCATTGTTGAAGATGTAAAAACCATCCCAATCAATCTCACCTGTTTCTTCATCGACAACTTCCTCACATTCAAAACCCATAAGTTTTGCGTGTTCAAAAGACCATTTCTGCTCTGTAATAATGAATACAGGTAGAATACCTTTCTTTTGGGCATCAACTGCAGATTTAACTAAAGCAGTTGTTTTACCTGTATCAGAGTGACCCAAGAACATATTTAAGTGCCCAATCGCAGGACCAGGTAGTCCAACCGCATCCAAGAAGTCAGGACCTAAATCAAAAAATCTCTGTGGTTTGTATTTAGCCGAAGTAGAGAATTTTTTCTTTACCGCACTAAAATCGTTCTTTTTAATCGCCATAATTCGTTGAATAAAATTGTTTTAGGGTTACAAGTTTATCTGAAGCGTTTGCAAGTTTTTCGACAAAATTATCCATTTCTTCCAAGTGTTGAGGGTGTTCCCCAATTCCTACCGCATTCTCCATATAAACCATTAATGTTGCCTCAGCTTCAGCAACTTCACTCTCGTATTTCAATACAAGAGATTCAAACATTTTTTTTCCTATTCTATTTTCCATGTGTTATTTTTTATAAAAGAAAAGAGCTTGGACACTACGTCTAAGTAAATGTCCAAGCTCAGTTAAATTAGAATGGTAATTCAGAGTCAGCTTCGTCGTTAGCCTGTGGGTCAACGATTGGTGTAGACTTACCACCACCGATAGATGTTGTAGATTCAGTATCGTTTGAATATACATAACCACCTTTTTCACTATCCCATTTTGGAGTTTCTCCACGAGCAATCGCTTCAAGATAGTCAATCAACAGGTTTTTTAGAATATACGTCCATCCAAGTCATCTCGTCATTAATCCAAGCATCTCCTTGAGCTTTGTCTTCATGAACAGGAGCTGGGTCATCGTACATGATTGTAGAAATACTTGTGTACTCTTTACCTGCAGGTGTTTTAGATTTTGTCAATTCGATAACAAGGTCACGTCCTTTTTCAGGGTCGGTGATATCTCCTTTGTTTCTCCAAATTGGAATGATTTTATCCAAGATACCATCATTCTTATAGTTGTGTTTAAATCTCCAAAATTTAACACCATCTTCTTCGTGGTCACGGTCGATAACCTTAACGATGTAGAATTTACGAGATTTGTATTGTTTTGCCAATTCTTTGTCTGACTCTTTACCCGTAGACATCAACTCTTCGTAAACCTCATTCAAAGGTGAACGCTCGTTGTCATTTTTTCCTGGGTCATAAAATTTGTTCCACTGACCACCAACTTGAATTTCGTGATACCATGCTTCTTTGAATGGTGAAGAACCATCTGCTGTTGGGAGGATACGTACTCTACGTTGTCCTGATTTCTCCTTGTCAGAAAGGATACAAGCGAAATACTTTTTCATTCTTTCGTCTTGTGACATTTTACTTTGGGCCCCGCCCCCTTGTTGTGCTTTTTCGTACTGTGCCAATACGGCGTCTAATGAACTCATCATGTTTTTAT